CTGTTTGATCTTACCACGTAATGTATCGATGTTACCCTCTTCCGATCCGTTGATCAGGATATAATCCAACCCAAGCTCATTGCACATTGCCTTCGCTACAGTAGTCTTGCCAAGACCAGGAGTACCGGAAAAGATCATGTTTTGGATCTCACCGGACTCTACCATTTTCTGGAATGTATCTTTTAGAGCTTTGGGAAGGATTGTTTCGGATATTGTTTTGGGTCTGTATTTTTCACACCAAAGAAAATCTTTGCTCATAATATTATAATATCCTATTTTATTATTATTCTTCTGTTGCTGCTAGATCCTGTTGAAATGTTTCACACATTTGGATAAGCTGTACACATTGATCACGAAGTTGTCCAAGAGTAGAAAGCTCTTCGCCTTTTACTGCGCCACGTTGAACCATAGTATCAACCACGGCAACTGATGAACGACACACGCGATTTGCTAAGTCATATACCGGTGCATGCGATTCCAGTTCCAGTTGTTTATCGTCACTCATTTTATTCTCCATATTTTGATGACTTTTCCAAAGCTACCCAGTAAGTCAGACTACCATCCTTACTAGAGAATTCGGAAATAAGTTCTTTAGAAATCTTAACCCGATAATCACTATTGATCATCTTAAGATTACTGATATTTATAATAAATTTAAAGCTTTCTGTATTATACCCTCCGTCCACTAATACAGAATAGCTATTCGAAGTTGCGTTCTCGAGATCTACGACTGAGATCTTAATAGTCCCGCCATCGGGTTCAATAACCATATGATCGTGTCCAAATGCTGCAGCTGATTGCTTTAGTACAGTAAGTGTTTGTTGTGGTAAATCAAACCATACGTCTTCACTTGGTAAAACAATTGATTTCAAAGGACTGGTTAGCATCTCTGGGTCAGAGTAATAATACTTAACCATTGCCCGACCGGCATTGCCACCGATGGTCATAAAGTTTTCTTTAAACATTACATTCGGTATATCTACTAAGTTAATAACCCGCAGAAACTCTGACAGGTCATAGATACCTACTTGAGACTCGAACTGTTCAGTTACTACAGCTTCGGCTAAAACGTTTCTAGCCTCAGACATGGTAGTGATCTTGTTTCCCGGCTTAATAACAATGTTACCATTGATCTGGGAAAAGTTTGATAGTACTTTAATTGTTTCAGCACTTATTTCCATTATTTAATCCTACTAAAGTTTTTCTCTTTTGTAAACTCCAGACGGTTGGCAAATTTACCGTCTAGCATTTCACCCTTGTGGCTGATAATGAATACGTTTGTATCATCATCCAGCGTGTGTACGATCTTCATTAGATTGTCTATACCTTCATAATCCAATGAGGAATCGAACGTTTCATCCAGTATCAACAGATTAGTTGATACAGAGTTCTTCATCTTAGCAATCTGTCTCCAAGTAAATAAAAGGGATAGATCGATCCTTTGTTTTTCACCCTCAGAAAAGGAATCATATGAGAATGAATCACGGTGGCGCGACCTAATAGTCTCGGAAAATGATTCGTCTAAGTTAAAATGAATAAAGAAATCCAGTATCTGTAAGTACCGATTAATAAACTGATTGATCACCGGCAAGTATTGCTTAATGATCTTGGTCTTAATACCAGTGTCCTTTAACATTTCTAATATAACTGTATTATACGACAAAGTTTCGTTAATGTACATCCTATTTTCGAATAAATCTGCTTTTTCTTGATTTAAATTATTTAGGTCTGTACTTGCCTTGGCTACATCACCATCATTCCCGCGTATCTTTGATATGGCAGTGGTGAGATTGTTAATCTGTCCTTGCAACCGTACGATTTCTCTATTGTTAGAAGATATAAGTGCGGTTTGGGTTCTGATCTCATTTGAGGTGTCATTAAGCCTGACAATATTCGATTCCACAATAGTCGATTGCTCAGCGACATTGTCCAAAGCTTTTTGTATTTCGGATGCTTTAACTTTGGCGGTGGAAAGCTTCTCTTCTCGTAGGTCTGCACTAATATCTTGGGAACATGAGGGGCATGTTTCATTCTCCTCATAGAACTTCGAATCCTTGACAAGGGTGCGGATTTTTTGGTTGAACTCTGCACTGTAGTGGAGAAGCGATTGCTTTTTATTGTGGTTCTCTTTAAGCCCTTCTTCAAGACCTTCCGAGAGCTTTTCAATGGCTTCGGACGCTGTATTATTTTCGAGCTGTAAGTCTGAAATCGAGTCTTCAGCAAGGAAGATTTCATTTTCTTTTTCTTCAATCTGGTCATCGCTTAATGCTTGCACCTCCTTTATATACTTGGACTGCAGCTCTATCTTTTCCTTCTTCAGTTCCAAGTCATAATCTAATTGACGAAGCTCCTCTTTTATTAGTGAATTCTTTTCTTTTAGGATCTGATTCATTTTAGAGAAGATATTAATGTCCAGAAGATCCTCGATAACATCCCGGCGGTGTTGTGCAGGGAGCTGCATGAAAGGAACAAAGGAGGAAGAACCCAACACAACAATCTGGTGAAAGCTTTTATGATTTAGCTTCAGAATGTTTTGTTCAAGGATCTTCTGGTACTCTTTAGCATGTGACGACTGATTTAGAAGCTGATCATCTTTCCATATCTCGAACTTCTGTGGCTTAATACCACGAACGACTTTATATCTAGATCCAGCAACATCGAATCTTACTTCGACCATGCAATCTTTATTATTAATAGTGTTAACAAGCTGCGGCTTATTAATATTCCGGTGGGGTTTACCAAACAATGAAAATGCAAGAGCATCTAGCATAGTTGACTTACCAGCACCATTATGACCAACCACTAGTGTGGTCTTAAACTTATCGAAATCGATTTCGGTCCAATTATTACCCGTAGACAAAAAGTTACGGAAACGGATATTTCTAAATGTAATCATGCAATTTCCAGAGACTGTGCCTCGTTCATCAAGTTGTTCATATCAGTTTTAATACGATCTTTATCCAGTTCCGTATCTACGGTATCGACGTAGCTATTCATAAGTGATGATGTATCTTCAAGAGATATGCTTTCATCCTCAATATTGCTACCAATAAACTCGCTAAACGTTTCTTGGATCTTAAGTTCGTGTATCTTTATATTCTGTATTCTATCAACAAATCGGTCAAATGTAAACTGATTTTCTTTATTTTCTACAACTATTTTTACAAACTTTCCTTCAAGATGTGACACGTCATTGTCTAGATAGTCGTGTTTAGAGTCGTCGTAGTAGATGCGATGAAACAGAGTATGAGGATTACGGACAGGGGTAAGATCTCGTGTGTCGGTATCTAGAATATGGAAATATTTGTTGTCGTGGGCATCACTCCAAAAGAATTCCAACTGAGAGCCTAGATATGTAATATTACCCCGCTGAGACCGACAATGAAAGTGTCCGGATAGTACCATTTCGAATCGCTTGAATAGATCCGGATTCATACCGTGCTTATTCTCAAGGCCGCGCATCATTTCGAAGCCGGTAAGCTCTAAGTGGCCGCCAAGAATATCTGCTTTACAGTTACCAATAAACTCTAAAGATTCCTTTTCGTTTTCAGAACAGATCCACGGCAGCAATGCCATTTTCAATCCATCATAATCCATAACGGTTGGTTTATGCACGATGTGAACCTCGTTCATGTAGTGACCGAGTAGCTCTTTAAGAGAGTTTAGTTCGTTTGTATTTTTATAGTAAGTGTCATGGTTGCCACAAATGATATCCATAGTAATGCCATGATCTCTTAACGGTTTAAGAAAGTGATTGCGGTTACGGTTAAGAGCACGGAAGTTGATAAACTTCCTGTTATCATAGTAATCACCAAGATGCACAATATGCTTAATATTATGTTCCAAAAGATAAGGAAACAATACATTAGAATAAAATTTCTCTGCATTATCGAGAAATACGTCAGAACTATTGCGGATACCAAGGTGAGTGTCATTTAAAATTGCCAGCTTCATAAATCATCTTCCATAAAACGTGATAGATCAGAATCTACCTTAAAAATTCGTTTTTTACGCTTTTCCTCTAAAGCATATGTTTTAAAGTCTTGGTCTTTTTCCTTTACCTTATCGATGCGACTCTTTAACTGATCGATAAAGTTCTTTACAATATCGTTAGCAACATCGTCTTGACCATTTAAAGCATATTCGTTTAAAGTGGATTGTGAAAGGTATTTCATCTTGATCTCTTGCTGCTTCTTTTCGTTTGCGATCCTGCGTAGGAATGCGTACCAAGAGATCTGGGTAAAATAAGCAAAGGCATTAGGATTACCGGTACGTGTAGCCACATCCGGATCGTAGTTCTCAATAGCCCTTAAGCAATTCTCTACAGCATCCATTACCATTTCTTCCCGATAGGTGTAGCCGATAAAGTTCGACTTATGGGATAGGCCCTCAGCAATACGCAAGAAACACCGGGCAATGTAGTTTGGTACTTTAGGGGGTGGATCATCTGTGGCTCGGCATTCTCGCACGTGAATACAGTAGTCGACAACGGCTTGAGAGAATTCTTTATTGTTTACGTAGTGGGGATTTTTCTTTTTTGCTTTGCTCATAATAAATTCCTGTTGATGTTCACACTATTATATCTTAAAAATAAATTAATGTAAACCATCTTTTTTCACATTTAGGGGATTTACAAAATTTCAATATTCGATATAATAAATTAAGGATTTTTGGGAAGGATTAGATACATCGTTAATGTAGCTTAGTTTTATCTCGACTAAACTCTATTACGTTCGAAAGATCACTATCTTCGGATCCTTCAACCATTGATTTTAGTTTATTAAAATACTCATCGACTTTTGCTTGTACTTCTTCCGGAGTTAGATTAGAAGTCTCTACGGCTTCAATAAAGTGCCTAATCATTTTATCACTGGGAATAATCTCAGCAAGAACATGAGTAAAATTTAATGAAAGAAATCCATCCGTATCATCTTGCATAGTTATCCAAGGACTGAAGTTATAATATCTTATTCCTTTATGATCGTCATCATAGGCTTTTAATACCATTGCCTTCCGGACAATAATTTCTTCATCATCATCATCAGGCCATTGGATTACTTCACAGATAATCTCATCACCATTCGATAGTTTAAATTGTCTAAAATCAGTCATCAATATCAACCTTTATTACTTTAAATTTAAACTCTTCTTTTTCATAAATCTTTACACGTTCGCCGGAATGTATTAACGTATAATTTTCCTTAGACCTCCAATGCAGATCATCGGCAATGTCAAAAAGTTTTGTTTCTCTTCCGTCGTCTGAGACCCTAAGGCCACGGCCAATACTTTGTAATACTTTAATCTGGGACTTACTTGGGCTTGCAAATATAATGTTATGTAGGTTTCGAATATTAATGCCTGTACTAAAAGTCCCAAGAGATGCAACGATTATAGCATCCTTTTGTTTCTCGACTATTTTTCGAATAGATTCTCTGTCGCTTGTAGCAACTTCACCAGAAACAAAAAATATCTTTCGTCCCTCTGCTGCCTTACTATTTATCATTTCATATAAGGGCTTTCCATGAGCGTCCACACGATTAAATAAAACGAGAGTGTTTCCTTTAGCAGCCAAAGCCAAATTGCGGATAAGCCTATTACGACCAGCATTTCCAATAATGAAGTCAATTTCTTCCTGATATGTCTTCTTTGTAAAAT